CCCCGGTGACGACGACTGCGTCATTTACGCTGATGGAAACAACGCCAACGACACCCGTTCCCTCTACCCCCGGGGCGGTTTTAATCACAAGAGGCACAGGCGCACTTACAGCACCTGTGGCGGTTACGCCAGTGACGGACTCAATGACTCGGGTTACGGGAGTTCCTACGGCTCCGACAGCTTCTACACCCGTTAAGACTATTGCATCGTCTATTTTTATAACAACGGTGCCAACGGCTCCGGTGCCCGACACGCCGGTAACGAGCACCCCGTCGTTGACTCGGATACTTACGGCACCAACCGCGCCAGTGGCCGATACACCAGTGACGGGTTTAACTACAAGAGGCGCGGTAGTGCCGATAACGCCGGTGGTTGACGCTCCAGTTACTGGTTCAATGACGCGGGCTACAGATGTGCCAACCGCTCCGGTGGCCGAGACCCCAGTGACAACTATTACAGAGGTTATGTTTACAGATACGGTGCCAATGAAACCATCTGCACTGACCGAGATCGTTGTTTCGCCCCAGCCACCGTCGCCCCAACCCAATACGCCCCAACCATCAAGGTAGACGATCTTGTCATACGAGGGAGTTACTGTTCCTACTTCACCAGAGCCGACTGTTCCCGTGACAGGTTCAATGACTCGAGCTACGGATGTGCCGACGGCACCAGTGCCAGCTACACCAGTGACGGGCTCAATGACTAAGGTTACGGATGTGCCGACGGTGCCTGTACCGGCTACGCCAGTAACGGGCTCAATGATTCGAGCTACGGATGTGCCGACAGCTCCGGTACCAGCTACACCGGTGACGGGCTCAATGATTCGGGCTACGGATGTACCGACAGCTCCGGTACCTGCTACTCCGACGACAGGCTCAATGACGAGGGCTACAGACGTACCGACAGCACCAATACCCTCTACACCGGTGACGGGTTTGATTACTCGGGGAGTTATGGGAGTTACGGCACCGGTAGCGGACACCCCGGCAACAAGAACAACATCGTTAACGCGGATGGAAACAGTGCCGACGGCGCCAGTAGCTTGCACACCGGTAACGGCAACCTGCTTACCTACAGCAATGCTTACTGAACCAACGGCACCTTCGCCCTCTACGCCGTTAACCGTGTAACAGGGAAATATGCCACCAAAGCCGTTGTTGCCCCAGCCACCTTCGCCCCAGCCTTTTAAGCAGGCCGTTTTTTTAGCTAACAGCGTAAGTAGCATGATTGGCTATTCCCAAGTGCGAAACTTTGTGAGCGAAAAAACCGTCGCCCACCAGCTCCGATCGGCTATTTTTACGCGCTATGTTGACATCATACCAGTGCTATTAGCTCTTGGCTTACGGTTGAAAGGTGAGACTGTAAGAGCACAACATCGTACTTATCCGTTCCGTCAATTGCAGCGTAGGCCGCTATCCTGCCGCCGACTACCGCCGTTCCGCTCTGCAAGAAGTCTGTGGGAGTATACGGAGACATGACTCTGTGCTCCGCGTCAAACCTAAAAATCTGGTTTACAGTAGAGGCCACATAGATGTTTAGGTAAGTAAATTTCCCCTCTTGACCATACGGCGAGTAAGCCCCAGTCGTTCCGGTACCTACCGCGTTTCTGTCGCCGTCGTACACAATAGCTCCAGTCCACGCCCCAGTGGTGCCGCCGGCTATGTCAAACAGGTCAAGCGTAGTGACTGCGCCGCCTCGGAAGAAGTAGTTAAAACTGTGCCGAGCATTCCTGCCCGCGTCGATAGCTATACCAAAAGAAGGTGCCCAGAGGTTGCCTACGCCGTTAACTGCAGGCCCAACTGCATAATACGTAGTTGACCATGCACCAGCGGCGATGGTGCCGGTGCCATTGGTCATGGATGCGTCGGTGTAGTTGTACGTGTACGTGGTGGTGTTTGCGGCAGTTCTTAGAACAATCTGATTAGGCTGCTCAATTACAAACTTAGCACTGCTACTCGGGGTAACCGCCCAGTTGGCACCAAGGGTATACACCGCGCTTGGTCCAGCAGTGTGGCTGGCGATGAGACGACGTTGCCCAACTGCTGTTGTGTTTGTTGTGTCTTGCACAATGCGTATTTGAAAGTTCCTGTACTCGTTGGCGACGACAGCAGCGTCTCCACCCGACGCTTGGCCTGTAATGGTGCCGGCAGCGGCAGCCGTAGCAGACAGGGCTTTGCGAGACACGAGGTTGTTGTCGTACTCAAACGTGCCCTTTATCATGCCCTCGCCGGGTTCGCAGTTGTACGGCGTGTACTGCTCGTCCATCACAAGTAACGCGCTGTCAGTGGCGATTGTCGGCAAGTTAGTGGTGCCTAAGTTTGCAAGAGAGTTAACGGCCACATCAAAAGCCCGCCAAGACGCGGCGGCTATTGCTCCAGAGGAAAGCATAAACACTTCGCCTGATAAAAACTCGTATCGCGCACCGGTGCTGGGGGTAAACGTAAACGGGTTGTCAACTTGAATGTTTGGTGTCGTGCCACCTGTGTTGCCTATGATAAACCGCTCTTCTGTCTTTCCAGCCGTGGTGTCGATGATGCGTATTTTAAATCCAAGATCTCCAGACCCGCCTCGGCTACCGAGCATGTTCACGCCTACAGCCGCCGGCAGCGCCGTACTGAGCGTAAAAGAGCTGGTTGTTGCACTGGCAGCAATGGTTCCAACAGCAGAAAAACTGGGTACAAAACACGACGTAGAACTTGCAGCAACCGCAGCAACAGCCGGGTTAACTGCCAGCTGCCATGCCTTGGTTACAATGTTGAACCTGTTGAGCACCGTCGTAGAGATGAGGTTGTATACAAACGGGTTGCGCGACACATCACTTCGCATATCAACGCACATGGAGGTGCCCGCTGCACTGGCGTTCGGAGACGGCGCCACTTGCGCCCACAGCAATCGGTCTATTACCTTCTTGAACGTGTTAGCCATTTACGACCTCATGTAATTCTTGATCGAACGCAGGCTTGCCAAGCCGATAGGTTTATCCCGTACACTTGAACCTGCGCCTGAATACTGCCAATGCTAGCTAAGTTAGTCACTGAGGCTACCGTGGTTACCGTGGTTACCGTGGTTACCGTGGTTACCGTGGTTACTGTACCGCTTTCTATGACATTCGTGACGCGATGACGCTGTAGTGATTTATCGTAGCCGCGAGGAGAGTCAAGGTACTGTAAAAGGAGATTTGTAGCCATACTCTCGTCAGAGATAATGTTGACGGGCAGTGGCTGTAACTCAGAGACGTCCTGAGCAGTGCCATCGTCACCAACAGCCAGCTTTATGCGTTGGTAGAGAATCCCACCAATGTCATCCGCCGCGATTGTCGCTCCCGCTCCGGGGGTGTACCCAACATTATCTGTCATAGAGACCTCACGCTATTCGGATAATAGCCGTGGCTGCCGCTGCAGCGGGGAATTGAATCTGGAAGTCCCCGGAACTCACCTGCTGATCACCGCCGAAGCTCAGTACAGCTGCTGCTCGGTTGGTAGAGCTGGTGTTGTAAATCAGCGCTCCACAAGTTGTAAAGGTAGCTGACGTCCACGTGGTGTCCGCGAAATCTGTAAACCCAGTAGTGCCAGAAGTGGTAGGCGTTACGTTGGTTAGCGTGTTACCACCCGTGGTGTACCCGCTACCAGAACCCAGCTCATCTGAGCTCAAGTTGCTGTAGTTGGTTGTTGCAGCACCAAAAGTACCGGTACCCGCAGCAGTAGCCTTCAGCAGTGCTATCTTAAACACGTTACCCGTGCTCAATGTGAAGTTGTGCAGCGCCTGTAAAATTTCACCCTTAAAGCTGGTGGGCATAGCAGTAGTGACTGAAATTGGCATCTTATCTCTCCAGTAGTTTTACAAGTTCCGGGTGCCCTGCGGCAATGAAACGATTAGTTAGGGTGGTGTGGTTGGAACGAATTGCTTGGTGCATAGCGGCTACCAGTACCGCCCTGATTTGATCCCGATACGCTTCGGCCTGCGCACGAATAGCCGGATCAGAGTTTTGTCCTATATAAATAATTTTGTTAAGCGCACTTTCAGCCAGCTCTTCAGGGGTGAATCCTCGTCCTGAAATTGAACTGGCCGTTATAATTCCTAAAGATGCCCCGCCTGTTGTACTAAGCATTGCCTATCTTCCTCTTTATCTGACCATCACGGTATGCGTCCCCACGCAGTTTACCGTCACCAACTTGAATAAGCAAAGTGAGTGCCTGTACGTACAACTTCTCGTACAACGCCACCATGTCAGCTTCACCCTTCTGAAAGCGTATCGCTTCAACCAACGCGCCGTTAAGCAACGCAGAATCAAACTCATCCCCAAGCCACGTGGTGCCGGCCGTCACAATAGACTCTGGGTAGTAGGAAAAATGCATTTCGGCGGCGTAGTCGGCGCTTGGTGTTGGTCCAACTATGAACGTATTTTGGTCAAATACTGCGTAGTACTTTGGCTGTCCGGTGTCCGTTGGTCTGGGGTAAGCCTCACGTATAAAGTTTACGTCCTTATTTATAAGGTACTCGTAATCGCCTTCAGCATCGATAACCGCCAAAGAGTAGACGTACAACAT